ACAACCAAGGACGAAGCCCCTGCTGAAATTGTACCAGAGGTAATCTTGGTGGTCGTGGGTATGACCTGAGCAGGAACCACAGTGAACTGTGTGGAGAACGCAGACTGAATCGAGGTAACTGAGGTAGCTGACTTCTGGATAATAACCTTGGCAGTCAGCACAGCGTGACTTGTGATTAACGCTGGGGCTGCTGGAGGTGTGGACTCAATGGCCTGAGTCAGAGTATAGTCACCAGACCCCAGCATTACATAGACGTGCTTCTGGTCTTCCACGCCACGGTACACCCAGTTCACTGCATACCTGTTGTTCGTTAAAGTCGTAAGGGTATTACCACTATAATAGTTGGTATTATTAAAAGCTGTGATGGATGCCACAGTTCCATTTGGTGCTACCCGCAGAACCGTGTCAGTGGTAGAGACTACCGCTTCCAAAGCCTGAACCTTGGCACCATACCACACGCGACCAGCGGCGACCTGAAAGTTCAGACCTGTGGGAGTAACAGTAAGTCCTGACTCATAGGCGTATCTGTTGGTCTTCACAAGTCTTTGGTGCAACTTGTTGGATAAGCCCTCGGCCATAGAATCCCAACTAAGGACATGCAGATAACCACCGAGATCATAGATGGTAAACACCGGAACCACATCGGACTCAGTAATAAGACTGACATCAGTTATGACCTGAAGTTCAGGAGAACCGGCGTTATAGTTAGCCACAATGTAGTTGGTAGCATTGATGTTCAGGGTGAGTGTAGCAGTGTCAAAGGAGTATACCCTAGGCAATCCCTCGAACTCTGCGTTGTCCCACAGAACCACACTGCAGGGAGCAATGGTAATCGTGTTGTCGCCATTGTCAGTGTAGGCTGGCTCACAGGTCAACCCAGCACTGTAAAAGATTGTATCTTCGTCGAGCTTGTTTACTGTAATCGCGCCATCCGGTATCGAATCTGTACCGAGTTGATTTGGCGGGTATGGCCCACCGGCATAAACTACAGTGCATATGAACATTAGAAAAAAGAGAACATTTAAAAATTTCATATCAATCTCCTATTTTGAAAGGTAAGCGCAGGTTAAACCCACGGCCTTACCAGGCCGTGAATACAATCACAACATCAAGACCCATCGGGTAAATTGAAAAATTATACTCTTTATCCATTGGAAGTTTAAGACCTGTCCATCCCGGAAACACTGTTCCACTTGCAACGTATTCCCCAATTTGATACGTCCCCGTGGCGGCAACGTCTTTCGGGGCGAGCATTACATCCCCGCCATAAACCCTGAATTTAAAGCCTTTTACTTTTTCCCCACCAGTATTTGACAGGGCAAACACGTCATTCAGATCCAGAGTTTCTGAAGCCAGAACAGAATACGTGTAAGTAGTCAGTCCAAGGAAACCCCAGTTCTGATCAGTCTGAACTGACATGGGCTGAGCGAAAGCCGTCTGGCACAACAGGAACAGAAACAATACGACAAGTTTTTTCATAAGATTCTCCTTATCCGAAAGTGATTAAAATTGCTTCATGTGTGCCAGATATAGCACTTGTGAAGTTTACTACCGTAGTTGCGCCGGAATTGTCGAGGGTCGCATGTGAAGCATTAGTAAGATCGTAAAGAATACCACCCACCATAAATACACCTTTGGTGAAAGAAATGGGTGTAGTGACTGTGGTGTCACCATCTTCCAAAGTAGTAGTCCATGTATTACCTGTGCTTAGAACAATGAGAATAGACTCGTGGGTTCCTACAATCGGAGATGGGAACGTGATACGAGTGTACCCATTCTCGATACTCAGGGTTACGTGGTTGCTGTCAGAAAGGTTGTAGAGAACCCCGCCCACAAACAAAAGCCCAGAGGTTATAAGAAATGGTGTGTCAAGATAAGTATCACCATCATTGATTGTGGTTGTCCATGCAACGCCATGATTACTTGATATGAGGATTGACGCAGCCAGAGCATTATTGACATAATCCTGCATTGAGGTCAGCATGCCATTTGCAGTGTTCAAAGCATTGTTGGCTGTGACGTTCGCGGCGGTCGCGGTATTCACAGCAGACGTAGCTGTTGCCAATGCTGTATTTGCTGTACCCACTGCGGTTGAGGCAGTTGAGGATGCTGTGTTGGCTGTGCTTACCGCAGAATTGGCAGTAACTACAGCACTTTGGGCTGTGGTCAATGCTATGCCCGCAGTTGAATTAGCGGTAACTGCAGTCGTGAAAGCGTTATCAATTCTGGCTATCAGGTCTGCCGGAGTATCAGGACTCATGGGGTCAAGAACAATCGCCCTGTCAATAATTTCGGAAAGTTCCTGAACCTGCAACGTCAGCTTATCCAGGGCCGCGTTCAGTACAGACGGATAAAAGTTACCCTGGTCTGGAATATCAGTTTCCTGATCTTTGGGCGTGGATCTGTATATTCTCAGTTTTTCATCAGAAGCCGGAGCAACTACAGTGGTAATCGAACCCCCTGATTCTCCTTCATCTGTGAGAGTGACTGAGTAATCTGTATCTTTTTCCAGAAGTGTAGTCACTTCGGAAACCGTGTCATACAGATACACAGCCAGATCATCATCGCTCAAAACTTTGAACGTGAAAGCAAAGGTCTTATTAGACCCATTACCAGTGAAAAGTGAGCTTCGGGAACTCGCCTGTGTTACCGTCATACATTACCGTCCTTTCTGCTTCTTCGCGGGGTCTGGGAATAAGAACGACAGGAGACGTTTATTATTCATAAACTGTCGTCTGCCTTCCATCAAATCTTCATACAATCGTAACACAGGAACTTTCATAATGAAAGAGTATCCTGAAGCTAATGACCAAGCAATTTTCTTTGCTTTGTCTTCATCCTCTTTCATAAGCAATCTGCCAAAGTCCACCATCTTTGCACCAATGTCAGTGAGGGGTGTATCAAAGATATTAGTAGCGAATTTATTCTGAGCCAATTTTGTGCCCACATTTACGAGTTCACCCACGGCAGGCAGACCAGCGAATTGATAAGACACTAATTCACTGAGGACTTCTTCTTTTTCAAACTCTTTCCCTCTGAGGGCTGTGATAGTTGCATAGGTTAAGAATGGGGCCAGGATTGCGTCTATCGCCATAAAGCGCACCATATCCAGGGTCTTCACTTTTCCTGCAGCCCACCCAGAAGTTTGATAATACAATTCATTACCGTATTTAATAGACCACCCACGGAAGAAATTCAGTGCCATAAGGATTGAACCCCGATCTCTCTGGAACGCAGATTTATCCTGCACACGGGCAGAGGGCTGAGTGGCGGCCACCATATCATCAGCATACAGAACGGCTTCCTCAAGAGTGGTAAAAAGTGTCTGACCCTTTTTAAAGGCCGCGTGCCACGCCGGGAAGGTAATCAAAGCATCCGCAAACTGAATGGGATAATACGCCGCAGCCTGGGCGTACTGAACGATTTTACTGTCCTGCTTTGAAATGTCCAAAGCTTGCTGAATAGTTTCGTCTATCAATCCCCCACGATGACGCATAAAGGAAGACATCTCTTTTATAGCTTTGAAATTTTCAATCGGACTGAACATATAATCAAGCGTCCCTGCTACACCATCCACGATTCCAAACTTTCTCAGGAAAGTGAAATATGCCGGGAACTGTTTCGCAGCAACAGATAGCTTATAACCCAAGTTCCATGCAGAAATCATTGATCTGAACTGACCAAGCCTCGCCATGAATCTGCCTGGAGGGGCTTTGCCCCCCTTGGCGATGTCCTGAAGGTATGGACGAATAAGCTGGTAAACTTCTTTACCCCACACGTCTACCACGTTCTTTCGGTATTCTGGTCTTCGCGTAATCCTGTCGATGTCGTTCAGAATCGGCGCGACATGCCCATAGAGTGAGGTGTCCCGGAGGTGGGATGAGATTGTGTTGAAGCTTAAAGATACTGGTAATCCCGCAGTTCCAGTCCTCTCTTTGAGCATACCGGAGACGGGTTTTGGTGGAATAAATGCGGCACTGATAGACTGCATAACATCCTGGACCTGAAAGCGTTCATCCACTTTGATAGAGAGATCCGGGTCAAATTTAATCGGGAAATATCCCCCCTGCATCTTTTTACCTGTGGGGGTGACAAATGCCTCGGCTTTAACTTTTGTGGGTTTCATCATGTTCAACTTCTGATACGCGGAGGATAACAAATCCCACTGGCTGTCTATCACTTCAGTAATCTTCGCAATAGCATCCCAGTCTGCATCATCCAGCACAGACAGCAGTTGAGTTACCTGAGTCTCAGTCAGCCCGTAGCCATCCATGATGGCCTGTTTGTTGTAGGATGTGCCTTGGTTCAAACCAATCATTAGGATGCGCTCATATGACCACGACTGATTATCTTCCTGCATAATTTTCGGAACCGGGGGGATTTCCATATCCACGGTTTCGGATGTAATAATTTTTGGCATTTTCGCAGACCGCTTTGACAAATAATTTGTTACAGGGCGCATAATGTCCTGCAGTTCATCAAGCCTGTTCTGCATATCACCCAAATGTTTATTCAGCTTTCTCCAGATCATACGGGTGTGTGAACCATTGTCCTGATAACCATCGAGCAATCTCCACATCACATCTGGGTTTAGCATATGGGCAAGGGCTTTGCGTGCATCATCAGATATAGTTCTGAGTATGCCGTCTTTGGCAAAGGGCTTGCCCTTATTTGGCAGAGTATTCAGATCACTCAGCAAGGATTCAACTGCCGCAGCTTCTGTACCCTCAAGTTCAGCCATTGTGCCAGCGGCGATTCTCTTGCCCATGCCAGACAGCCAGGTCGCAAAAGCGTCTACTTCTCTGAAATCATTAAGGGATAAACTATCCCGGAAAGATTTCACCTGCGCACCAGACGCAACAGCAGGAAGCGAAGGAGGCATCATCGGAACTACGGCATCATTCTGATCCCCGAAATAAGAAGCCAATACGTCTTCCAGTTTCTGAGTGGGGGTGGGCAGATTCTTTCGCTGTATAAGGCCCATGCGGTTGAGGAATATAACCAGATTTTCTCTGAAGGTAACGTCCATCGGAGTCTTGGTCTTTGCAAGTTTTTTCAACCTGCGCTCTGCCCTGCCTACGTATCTGCGGGCATCGCGGGAAGCCTGACTCTTTGCCATTTCTTCGCGGGCAAGATTCAGCTCTCTAAGAGCATTTGTGTAATCACCTTTTGCAAGCAGGGCTTTCTGGCGGTTCATAGCCCCACGGAATCTACGAATGTAATTACCCGTGGCTGTGGCGTTCTTAATCTTTTCATTGCCAATAACACGTTCAGCCCATTGTTTAAGGGCTCTGGCTGATCGGTGTTCATTATCAAATCCGAGTTTACGCGCAAGAACTTTACCCACAGTCTCAAGATACTGCGATGATTTTTCTTCAAACATAATAGCTTCTGCAGCCGAAAAGCTGGAAGCCTCATAGCGGGCGCGCGCGTCTTTAACAAACTGAGCAATGAAATCTTTCTGTGTGGGTGCGGCTGAAAGTGCTTCAACCATTTCCTGTACAGAGTTGAAACCATTCTCAGATGCAGCGATTTCTGGGGCACGCCCGGTGTCGTTCTTGAAAAGTCCGATCTGTTTGGTCTTCATTTTCTCCATAGCTTTTGTGCCAACGAGATCACGAAGCATGACAGTATCCATCGGGGCTTTTTTCAGATTTTCCCTTGCCGCATAAACAGGGTTCTTTTTAATCGCGGCTTTTGCATCTCTGCGCCACTGGGCTTCCCGGATTGAAGCCGCACGTTCTTTTTCCCACTGCAATCTCTGGGCTGAGTTTTTACGCATGGCAGACAACAGATTCTTAGCCTGAGTTTTTTCCTGCTCAGTCATGTCCATCTGATTGATGCTCTTGCTGTCAAACACAATGTCCATATCCATCGCAGCTAAATCAATCTGTTCGTCCGTGGCAAGCATACGATCAAAAACTTCAGCGACTTCTGGAGTATATTTCACTTCAAACTTTGCTTGATCTGAAAGAGTCTTAGTGGTTTTATAAACAGACTTCATCCAGTCCCGGTATCTCTCAAAAGGGGCACGAAGTTCAACAGATGGTGCCACACCTTCCATTAAATATTTTTCAAATGATCTGGCGAATAACTCCTGATAATTTTTATTCTTATTATCCCCAGCATTAAACCAGGATTTCAGAACAGACAGGTCTTTCTGCATCCTCTTAGATGCAACGCCTTTCTGGTTCAAATATTCTACTTCAGAAAGGAATACGTGCCCAAGTTCGTGAAACAGAGTTGACACGTTCGCGTCATTGAAAAGCTGAATCAAATAATTATTATCAGCAATATTAGCTCTCCCACCCACTCTACGTTTCGCGCCCTGCGTCTGTGTGGCGTTCTGGGAGAACTCAACTGTGTCTGTCAAGTCTTCAATGTTCAAACGATTAACAAAATCTGCCGCGTCCTGTTTCTCAGTGATTGCGTGTCTGAAAGCAAAGCTTTCTACAGTCTGCATTGCTGTAGAGGCGTAATCATTCGACCACCCTTTCTTCTGGGCGATCTTTCTGACGGTGCCAGTAAGTTCATTGATTCTGGTGTTGAAAGCAGATTGTTCTTCATTAAGCTGTGCGATCACATCCTGCATGTTCCCAAGTTCCGCTTTAACGTCAAATGCTTTCGCCTCTGTAGCCGTTTTGGAATCAATAGTCTGACGAACTCTGTCTTTGATAAAAGCATACTGTTCATCATTCAGCTTTGTGGGAAGATCAGCCACAGCAATTTCCAATGCGCCATTCTTTCCGATAGCTGTCTGAGCTGCTTCCGGTGTGATGCCCAATTTGGCAAGAGCTTCTGAATCATTCGCAATTATTTCCTGCAGAGCTTTTGCATCAAGCCATGCGGTCTGATCAAAGCCCACGATCTTGAGAGCTTTCGATGCCTGTTCAGCAGAATATTTTAATGTAGAACTCTGACCAATTTGGGCTTTCACGTCATCCAAAACTGCAACGAATTTTTCAGCTCTGTTAGCTTCAACTGCTGCTGCAGATACGTGGGTGAAAGCTGCCGGGGCACCAATACCTGCAGAACCCAAGATTGCCTTCTTTCCAACTTCCGTGTATGCTCTGATGTTTTCTTCATCAAACACACCGTACAGATCAGCTGCGCCTTTTACTTTGGTAAAGTAATTATCACCATAGACATTACCCGCGTTCTTGGCTAATTCTTCCGCGATGACGGGCACGACTTCCTGGGCAATTTCTGTTACGGTTTCAGCCGTAACGCCTTTGGCGTAACTTTTAATAACGCCAGAAATTCTTTGTCTGACGGTTTCATTCAGCAGAGCATGGGACACGGCAGAAGTTGTAGATCGTTTTGCAGCGGCTACAGCAGCCCGTCCTTGCGGGGTGAGCTGACCCAAGTATTTCAGAGCCATAACACCTAAAGAACCTTCAATACCTGCGTTTATCACGCCGGTAGAAACGGCGGCAACTTTGGCAATATCTTTATCCAAAGTCTTACCGTTCAAATCTTTTAAGTTTTTAAATTGTGAATATGCGTGGCCGGACTCCACAACATAGGAGTCATACACCAAACCCACTTGTGCGCCAACGCCCGCGCCTGTTGCTACTGCAGTAGCTAACGGGATAGTGACAGGGGCTAATGCCGGTGCAAGGACTGTCGCCCCTGCTACTGCAGCACCAACTGTCGCGCCTACGGCTGTCGTTCCTCCGGTAGCACCAGTTGTGAAAGTTGAAAACAACTGACCTGAAAGTTCTCCTGTAGATGCCGCGCCCGCTATAATAAGGGACTCATCATATCCAAGTCCTTTTATGGACTGCTGAATCAGATTCAGCTCTGTTTCAGCATTTATTAATTCTTCATCAGTGCCAGAAAATCCAAATGATTTTGCAACCTGTTCCCTGTTATCCCACATTGAAGCGTAGTTCATACGCCCCGTGGTGTCTATTAATCGTCCCGCGTCAAGACCGAGAGCCGCAGCCTTTGGTGCAAGCTGTATTGCCTCAGACGTTTTTTCCGCTTCCTCTGGCAGATTGCTGAAATAATTCTGAAGTCGTGTAAGCAGAGCGACATCATTGCCTGATATGGCAACAGCAGATGGATCAGAAAAATAATTGTACAGGGGCGAATCCTGCGGGATAGTGTGCAGCTGCCGATTCTTCACCGCCTGTAACTGATTTGGGCTTAACATTCTCAGAAATGTCTTTTCATACCCGTGTTCAGTTGACAGGTTGACAATATCGGCCTCCTGCTCGGGGGACATGGATGCCGCTAAGGTTGTACTGGTATCAAGATCGTATGTGGGTTCCTGTGGTTCTGGCACATCATTAAATATTTCAAGCATTATTTTCTCCCCTTGTTATATGCTTGCCACAGTATATCCCACATTCCTTCAGACTGCAATTTGTCCGGCGTAATTATTTCTTCGATGAGTGCCCCTTCGGAATTATGGTACCGAATATGTCTCTGGCGTTTTGCCCACGAATAAAAATTTTGTGCCTTTTTCGCACCTTCAACTTCTTCCATCGCCCCAGGCAACCAACTCCGCAACATTGGATTCAGCGTATCTTTATTGATCAGGTCCTTACTACCTGATTTCTTTTTCATCCACATAGCCATTGCTTCGACCTGGCTTCGATCTGTTTCTTCCATAGTCGAGATTACATCAAACTGAGTCTGGTTCGGATTGGTGGAACTATATTTATACCATTCAGATTCAGTGGTGGTGTTGAATCCCAAGAATGTGGTAGGGGATACACCGGATGTGAGCGCCCCCCGGACAGTTTCTTCGATGTCTCTTGGAGAAAGCGGGGTGCCCTTCATCCGGGCTTGTTCCGCTGTGACTTCAACCAATTCATCCGGAACGTCCCCGTTGGTTTTGTATTTATCGCCAAGCCCCATATTCACCAACGCCGCCCGAACGGAATCCTTATTCACCTTGTCATACACCCCGCCCTTATTCGCATAATCCAGCACGTCTTTCATTGTAGTGACATCATAAACTCCGAACTGAGCAAACTTTTCATACACAGCAGCTTCTGTGCGTGGAAGATTAGGATCTTCATCAAACTCTTTCTTGATCAAGCGGGCTACGCCAGAATTGATTACAAATTCCTTGGCTTTCTTTTGTTCCTTCTGTTCGTCTGATAACTTGCCCTGACCTGGAACTTTGCGGGGGTGGATACCATCAACAGCCGAAAGCAGTTTTGCTCTCAGTTCCATGTTGGTAGTGTTATGCGCAATAGCCAATGCCGCCCCACGGGAAGGTGAGCTATGAATGGCGACGAAGCCATCATAGTATTCTTTACTCATCTTCTCATCATCTATGCGGCGTTTATCTGCATACTGGGCCTCAACAAATTGATCAATGCCAGAACGAACTTCGCCTTTAAATGTTTCCTGAATATACTTTTTTGCGGCGGCTTCATCATCAGGAAACATGCCCACGATTTTATCAGCCTGGGTTTCAATTTCCCTGTCCTGTTTCTTAACGCGAAGATCATTGCGAAGTTTCTCAACCAACTTGGGCTGCATCAGATCCCCGTATTTATTCAAGACCTTTTCTGCGCCCTCATAATCCGTAGCCGCGAAGTAACCTTCAAATGCACCAGAAAATCCTTCAGACAGATATTTCTGTTCAGTTAATTGCTGTTCAACCAGACCCCACCCTCGAAGCCCTGCTTCAGATCGAACGGCTGCACGCACCTGTTCTGCGTAGCTTTCCAGAGCTGTGTCATCACCATAATTCAGGCGCATGTTATTCACGTTCATTTCAGCTAGACCCTGAGCAGTAGCAATGCTTTCATTCATAATCTGCCCGCGTTCGTGTCTTAAAACACCTGTGATTTCATGCACAGTGGTCTGCTGCCAGAACTTATCAAAGAGTTCTCTCTGCGCCCCGGAGAGCATGCTTGTGTGTTTGCTTGCAATCTCTGGGATTTTATCCTGCAAAGACTGGAACGCACCCTTGGCATTTACACCCTGACGGGTATAAAGTCCTTCATTCGGATCATGCAAAAACATCTGAAGCTCCTGACTGGCGGCCATGTATGCTTTCTGGGCATCAAGCACATTGCACCGCTGTTGCAATTCCTCAGTTATATTCTGTCCTAATTTCCCAAGGCCCTGAATGGCTGCACCTGTGGCAGCCCCGAAAGCTCCGGGTGAAGTGTTTACGCTCTGCCTCATCACGGGGGCTTCGCGCATTTGAACCATTGGTTGTGCTTCTGGAATTTTCGGCATGTGTAGCCCCCTTATGAGAACTTCGTTTTATATGTGGTGTAACCATCTAACAGCGTGGTTCCCGCGCCAAGAACTGCTGCGGTCTTTGCATCCTTCGCTGTCATCCGGTTAACATTAGCTTGCGCTGAATAATTGTTTGCCTGATTCAAAAGATTGCGTCTTTCCACTTCTGCATTATAACTCAAGATATTCAGGTCAGCTTGTTCCTGATTCGTCAGGTCTAATTCCCAGTTAAGGGCACTGCCTGTGCCAAGAACAACGCCGCCAGCCGCGTATCCTGTGCGTCCGGTTGCTCTCTGTTTTGCAACAGTTCTTTTTAGTTCCTGTTTGTCAAGGGTTTCTTTTGCAGTAACTACTTCAGTCTGATTGCGCGTTGCCTGGGCATTATTCTCCGCAATACGGGCCTGATAGTTCTGAGAAGCTGCGGCGGCCTGACCCTGACGATATGTGCCATACGCCGATAACAGTGTTGACACGCCAAAAATTATAGGCACAGTACACATATTATTTCACCTGCTTTCTGTATTCCACTCTGCAAAACCCACCGGGGGCTGCGGAGCTAATGTCGAACCCAAGCCATTTAAGCCACGATAGCGCGATGGTGTTGTGTTCATAGACATAATTATACACCATCTCATACCCCTCTGTCAGTGAAAGAAATTCCTTTTTGCACTTTCGCAGGAAAACTTTCTGCAGGGATTTAATCCTGGGGGTCGCAACCATCCACACCACGCCCTCATCAGATAAACCGATCCGGTTCACACCGTACAGTATGACTGGCTCACCATCTGCTTTCACAACGAAGCTGTGGTCAGACAGTTTTATTGAGGTGTCCAACGCTTCAAAAGGTAATCTACGCAGCAGTAACCACGCCTCGATTACATCAATCGGGCGTAGGTGTTCTGCCATGTATTTTACATCTTCTGACGTGGGTGTGGAAATATCAATCCTCAAGTTCAACCTCCATCATCAGCGCAATTATGTGGGCTGGGAGAGGATTAGTTTGTCGAATTAATATCTGACCGTCAGTGTTATAAAAATCTTTGGTAATCACCAGAGTATCACCTGTAACCAGAGATGAGGGGTTGCCATACAATTCATGCCCACGAGGTTTGAGATCCACGGAATCCCCGTTCGGATTCTGTACAGAAAGCCCACGAGTGTTCTTGGTTCTGAGTGTCACTCTGTTAATTGACTTATACATACCCTGAATGGTTGTGCCGCCCAGTGGAACAGACAGGCGAACGGGCTGAAATTCACAGGTGAATGGAAGACCGGCGATTATATGACTTGCAGCTACCGGCAGGACTCCTACGCCGAGAGATGTTAAAGTGACATTTTTATACACAGCCCCGTCAGCCAGTACATCTACTGTACGAGTAGCCAGGTGCGGCAACGCAAAGCCTGTAGTGGGTGTAGTGACGATATACTCAACACCGGAATCCACACAGAACGAAGTTTCCGGCGCGGTGCGATTTCCTTCATAAAGTTTCTCCAGCATGTGATACGTGGTGGATGATGACTGATTATATCTGAGAACGTCTATATAGACCTCGCTGCCAGACGACGTGTTGATGGACGCTATACTTTTAACAGTTCCGTCTGTGGGGTGCTGCGCCCACGCCCATACCTGCTGCTTTTTATTATACGTTAAAGACAGTAATGCCCCTGCATCAGTCACAACCCAGATGATGCCCCGGTCTTCCTGATACGCCCAGTCTGTAATTTTCTGATCTTCAAATAAATGCGCCGCGAAAAGCGTCATATCATCCGTATCATACCCATCCTGTTCAAGTGAATAGAACATGTTTCTAATGCTGACACCATCTCTGGGTACAAACATTACTTCACTTCCGATGACCATCGGCGGGACAGACCCGGAACCAAAGCGGCTTCGGGTGCGAACGTAAACAGACGTGGGAGTCAAAGCATCTGAGTTTGCACCGTGGTCTAGGATTTTCTCAGATTCAGAAGTAAATACCAAAAGCTTTTCCATCGCTACAAAATGTAGAATACGTTCTGACATTGTAGAAAACAACGTATATTCCAAAGCGTCTGTATCGAGGGATGGAGATGTATAATCAAAATGGTCCAGTATCGCAGTTTGCGAAGCGTGAACCGTCTGCGGCTGATTATCACTGCCGCCATAAAACGCCCGCTGTTCAAACAATCCAACGCCCGTAGGATAGCTTCCAGAGGTGGTGATGGGATTGTTCTGCGTGGGTAAACCTTGGGTGCTTGGTTCTATGTTATCATCTAAAAAGTCTATCAAACCTACTATGGCTTGACTAGCTTCTCCGATTAGCCCCCACGCACCATTATACTTGCGCTTATAAATCCTGTAGTGGTGTGCACTGGAATTTTTATTCCACTGCAAAAGTACCCCCACCCCGGAGGGCCACACAACATCCACATCTATACTGACATACGAAAGCGATCCCTCCGCGCCGTCGCCCGCCACGCACGATACCGCGTATTCATATGGGGCAACGTCAGACCCCGCAGAATGTGAGGGGTAAAACCCCGCCGTTAAAGACCCCGGAGCCGACAGCCTTGACGCGGCTACGGCAGTGTAGGTCCACAAATGGTGATCAGACCTCTGTAATTTATAGGGTGTGACCGCCGGATGTGTCATATACATTGTGTCAAATATCTGAGTGAAACGAATCTCTGGCACTCTGGCTGAAGTGTAAGGCGTGGTGATTACCACAATATTTCCCGCACTGGGGTGTCCCGTGGGGTAAACTACCAGTCCACCGTCCTTCACGATGACCATTTTTAAATCGCCCATAACCAGAACATAACTTTGTTCAGTATTGAACGTGAAAGGAATAAGCCGGACATTCTCAGACGAACCCACATCCAACAAGCTCAAAAGCGCGGCAGATACGAGTAGAGTTCCGGGTCTGGACTTCAGCCCCCCATAAACCTGTGGTACAAAATTCTTACAAATTTCCAGACTGTTATTATATCTGGAAATGTCTTCTCTACCAAAAAATTCAGGGGTGACTTCACCCCCGGTAAAATTGGATCTGATAATTCTATTAGCCATGATTATTTCCTCACATTCACAAATGTCCGGTTCATGGTGGATTTCTTGTGTGTTGTGTTGGCATCACTGGCTTGTGCGCTTCTGAGATAGCCCTGAGACTGAATCATCAGAGACTGCTTTAATTTCTCTGCACCCAAACGCGGGGCGATACTCACTGCGATTGCCGAAGCCAGAGCTGTAACAAACGAAGGAGTGAACAAACCTGTGTTCGTAACTCGGTAGGTGTATTCCAAAACTACTTCAGCTTCATCAGAATAAAATTTTCTCTCTCTAACCTTGAACTGTGGCTGTTCATCTTGTTTATGAATAGTCCCTTGCACCTTAACGCAGTCAGCCGGAAGTGCGTAAACGTATTCAAATTCTAAGGGATCTTCATCTATTTCAGCCAGAGCCGATGTCTTGGTAGCAAAACCCCACGGGTGCTGCTCAAGTATAGAATCCAAAATCGGAGTGTATGCTGTGTTCACAGCTTCTGCTTCAGCACTGTTCTCTGTCAGACTGGCAATGTTTCTAGCGTTCACCATACTCAAAGCCCAGTTGCATATTTCAATCTTGCTTGCCATGTTATCCGCTCCTGTGGGGGGTGTAAAAAGTCAGGAGACTCCACGCCTCCTGACTTTTTGATCAATCACATAATGTCAGATACAGCTTTGCCTTTTTTGGCTTTTGCAGGTTTCACTGGCATTTCAGGAACGCCAGGGAGTTCTTCATCGGCTTCAGGTTCAACTGATTCTTCAATGTCTTTGATCTTTTTGCAGTGCTTAACCAGCTGATCGTTTTCATCAAGAATGACGCGAACGCCTTCCTCAAGCAACATACCCTTGCTGGAATTGAAGCACTTTGTCACGACTTCATATGACGCTTTCATGCACTACCCCCTTATGCAGTAGCCGGAAGATCAGCACCACTTACGAGAATGATGTCAATTTTGCCAGCAGTTGTATCTTCAACAGCTACGGTTGAGGTAGCGCGGAGATAGCGTTTCATCGGCCAGGGCAGTCTCTGGGCGAAGATGCGTGTGCCGGCGGTGAGGCTGGTTACAACGGTTGCGCCAGATTCGGCAATGGTTACAGGAGCTACGTTGAAAGCAACTGCGCTGTCCATAACCACTTTGATGTTTACGGTCGCAGTGTTGTGGGCTGAGGTAACGGCTTCGCGAACAACGGCCACAAGATACAGTTCATCTTTGGCATTGCCCGGTTTTACGAAGTCAAGAATGTCACCATACTGAGCAGTGCCCACGACCTGCGCTCCGGCTGTACCAAGCGCGGTATTGAAAGCGATTGAATTATCTTTGTCGATTCTCATTACTTTGTCCTTTCAGATGAGTTCAGGAAAAGCCCCCTTGCGGGGGCGATTACAGCTTAGAAACCGCTTACAGCAGATTCAGTGTTAAGGAGCGCGTCACAACGTCTGACCGGGATACCTCTGAAAGAGGTGATCGGTTTACCATCAACTTCTTCAACCTTGAGAGACAGGCGGTTGTCGAAGTTAGAGATAAGGTCAAGAGCTGTCAGGATGTCATTGTTCATGTAGAACACGGGTCTGCCAAGCAGAGAAGCCGGACGTTTGCGGAGAGCTTTGATCATAAGGTGGAGAATGGCTGGACCGTCAAAGGTTGATTCGCCAGCGTCAGTCAGGGTGCTTACGTCGATGTTACAAATGCGTACAACGTGTCTCCAGTCTTTGACACAGAGACCGCAACGCCAGGTGTATTCAGTGACGTAATATTTGTTCAGAAGTCCATTGCTGTCTTCAAACATCTGCACGCCCATGTCTTTCATGTCGAAGCCGGCGCGTTCTGATTCAGGGTACAGACCGAAAGCAGTCTGATCGCCCCACGCAACAAGCCAGATAGAAGTGTTGGTGCTTCCTGAGCCGCCGCCATTAACCATGTTATAACCAATTTTGGTGTTGTCGGTTGATGGGGTGACATAGCGCATTGAAAAGCCGTTAAACTTTTCAGGAGTGGTGTTGGTGTTACCATAGAAAAGGGTTGAGGAAAGTTCCTGGTTCATGGCTTCAAGGAAGGCCACGTCTTCTGATGCACGGAACTGTGCAGCATTGCCATTCTTTTCAGCCAGGTCAACATCGACCTTGCTGTACGCACGAAGCATACCAGTAGCTTCTTTTACAGTCTGCGTCTGCGATTTGCTCTGTGCAACGCCGTAGTTGAATCGTTTCCACGATACAGAGGGCAGACCAGTTCGGATGGAAACAACGTGGTTGTCACCATCATTACACGGCATCCACATGATGTCCTGAAGGATTTCATTGGTGTCGTGCAGCAGCTCGATAACGGTCGCAATTTTCTTGTCGATCGTTCTGCGGGCTACATCCATCAGAGTTACAGCGTTTGTTCCGAGAGTTGCCATTATTATTATTACTCCTTACTTTTTCTTTGCCATATCAGGATACAATATGGAACCCAGGTCTTGCTTCTGCCCGCCCTCGCCAGACGCAGAACCTGACACCATATCGGCTTCCCTCAGATGGCTGCCGATACTTGCCAAAAACCTCACAAAGCCGGGATGGTTTCCCACCCACGACTTTGTTAATTCCTTAAACATTTCATTGTCACCAGCGAACTTACGAACGGCGGCCTGTGCATCATTGATAAGCTCTTTGTGTTTGGGGTCGGCCAGAATTTCTTTCTTGAAACCTGCAATGGTTTCGAGTTCTTTATTCCGCTGTTCCTTCAGAGCTTTCTGTGCGTGGCTTGCTACCATGTCCACAAGTTTCTGTGCAGCTTTATTCCCAAGTTTGAGTTCTTTGGCAAGGGACTTAAAAGAGTCCAGAAGCCCTGCATCAAGTTCCATGCCTTCCTCAAACTTCAATTCATAATCACCTTCAGGAACTTCGTCTTTTTCTTCTGTGGTTTCCTCTGACTTTGCCTCACCGTCCACGTCCAATAAAGACTTAGTATCCAGCTCAGGCTTGGCTTCCTCAGTCAGAAGCGTTGCATCCTGAGTTGTTTCGGTCTGTGGGGCAACTACAGGGGTTTCAGCCCCTGTCCCACCTACGTTTGGTGCAGCCGCGACTGAAACTTCAGCGGCTACGCTTGTTTCACCTGTCTTCATATTTTACTCCTGTGGTTTATATTGCATGATGGGCAGAGTGAAATTCTCAGGGTCCGCCCTCATCAAATCCCGTAACATATTCAACCCAAAGAGCCTACGCCCTTCGTTCAGATATGATCTGTCGTTTTCTCCCGGCACAAACACCTGGGAGAAAACGCCAGCCCTTTCAAGCAGACGAATAAACACTCTCTTGCCTTCGGCTGTTTGTACAACCTTAGCCAGATCGTGCATATAGCGTTTATCTTCTAACTCAGACTTAGCCTGAGCAGATTCACGCTTTTCTTCTGCTTCAACTGTTTTCATCTACACGCTCCATGATTTTATCCAGAACAGTTCCATCACCCAAGGGCGTTTTCCCTGCGGTCTGCGCCATGTTCGCTGCACTCTGGGCTGCTGCCATCTGCTGCATCTGAGCCTGTTGTTCAGCTCTCTGTTTCCTGATTGCCATTACCTGATCTTCAGGTAACAGAGCCTGTGGAGGCACACCAAGTTTCTCAGCAAATTCATCCAGCATACCATCAGCGTTCAGTTTATCCAATACTTCCTGCTTCACCTGAGCAAGCGCACCTGCGAAGTTAAGCATCTGTAACATGGCATTAACAGAGGACATTTCCTGTGCCTTAGCCAGAATACTCAGATATTCAACCTTCAGATCAGATCCTGCCAATTCTCGCGGTGGTGTAGGCAGTACACCCTTACGATACATAATTGCGAATGTTCTGTCAATAATTTGTTCTAACAATTCTCCCTGCAGTCGTCCAAGAACCGGACCTAGCATGGTCATTTTTTCTTCTTTACGACCCTGAACTTCATACGCAGTCATGCGTTTGGTGTCAGGTGTGTTGGTCAGCATGAGGAAAATATCATTGAAGAATCCACGTTGTATCGCAGCGACTAATTGTTCTTTTATGTATTCAGCAGATTTAATATCCGGGCGTATCTGGTAAATTGGCTTGAAAGCATCCGCGCCAGAAATATCATCAGAGAAATTCACACCACCAGGAAAGGTGTCTACATAATCATTCTTCAGTGAACCCGGTGCAACAAGCGGCGGGTCCAGAACCTTGTCGAGAGCAATCAAAGTATTTTCTGCAATCTTATAAAGTGACTTAACATCAGGAAGCACTTTCATTGCGGGACTTCTGCCCCAAACATCATCACCCACGACGCGCCAGCGAACAACCATGACCGGAAATTCATAATACCCTTTGATTTCAAGGGCTTTATCATTCTTGGTCATGCCTTCTTTTTCAAAATACACCGACACATACGGCTTATCCAGCAGGGCAAAATCTTTCACAGCCCCGTCATTCGGGTATATCAACTGACAAACTCTGAACAGCAACTCAGTCTGTCCTTTTTCTAATGCAGTCTGTACCTGCACAGACAGGTTATCTTTACCAAACTTGGAGAGCATCTGTCTGGCTGTCATCCACATTTCACGATAGAACACATTCACACGCCCACGATCATCAGCGGCTATCATGTATTCCCCGGCTGTGAAGGTCTTGAACCGCACAACATAGTCATCGTCTTCAAGTGCCGCCATAGCAGCAGTCCCAAAGGCTATGAGTTCAAGATAAACAGCATGAAGCGCGTCATACAGATTGGACTTGCTGTAAACCAGACGCATACGTCTTTCAACTTCTGCCAGATATGTTCTAACCGCGTATCTCATCATAAGTGCCTGATCTTCAGGAGACAATGAGAACCACGGATCTGATCTGGGTGTGATTGAATACTGAAAGCCAGCAGCCAATCTATCCACAGCATCTTCAGGTGCCTGACTGAATATGTCAGAATGGTCTCTTTCATCACTGTCTACTTCACTGGAATTTTCGCCAGCCAGGTTTCGCCCATGCCACGGAAGGATATACTTCTGAATATCCTGCCAGAAGGATAACATGGGCTCACGTCTGCGCCGCATGTCATCAATTAAAATCATTGCATTTTTGTACCATACTCTCATGTCCATATTATTGCCCCAGTTGTGTCTTAGTCGTGGACGCAATACTTGACAGGCCCAAGGGGGAAGTCAGAGTAGTGCCAGAAAGTGCTGCTAATGCTGCAGCTCTCTTGCGAGTATCAGACCTGGCGGCCTGTAATCTTTCATCTGCATTTTTCAGTGGTTCTGGTTCCGGGGCGACAGGTGCTTCAGGTGGTGCCACAGGAGCAACCACAGGGGGTGTCGGTATTGAAGGGGCTTTAAACAAATTAGTACACATATTTATCTCCTTGTGGCGGTTCTGCCAAACACAGAATATTCCTTACGGCTCTGAGGGTTGGAGGAAGAACGGGGGGACTTGCGCCGGATTCTCACATTCTGAGCAAAACCGAGGGCGATGGTATCCGCTTCATCGGGTGAGTATCCTATGCGATCCTTAATATCCTTCTTGGGTTCCAGAATCATACGGCCTTGTTTATCAAAATCATATTTTGCTGCCGTGATCTGAGCTTCCAATCGGGGGTCATAAGGCAACGCCCCTCCGTCCTCCATCCACTGCCTCAGCAGATCATACATTTCTGCACGCTTATTCGCATACTTGGCAGGATTAGATGCCTGGGACTGCGAATTAACTTCAATAATATTGAATCCTAATCTTCTCAGCCTGTCTATAACACCTTCCCCACGCCCACCATCAATAAAGGTAACGTCTGCGCCCCAATGTTCTATTGTGGCCGCCACTCTATCAGCCAATGCCATGTTATCCAAACCCAGAAATCTCTGCACAGGCCCTACAGCAAAGCCCTGACGTTTACCAATACAGGAAGAATCTCCCCCAAATCTTGCTACGTCTACGGTAAGAACCTTTGGCATCGAGGAATAAACATTCTCATCAGGCTGACGTTTCACACATTCCCGGTACAGATCAATGGAAATCAAGGCATTGTCGGATGCAGCACCAAAGTCACACAGAAATTCCTGACGATACTTGGATTCGGTCATATCCTTGCGGGCATTATCCAACTCATCCTGTGTAATCCAGGGCAGAACTCCAATAGACTGAGTGGCGGGATATATCCCTGCATACCAATCCTTATCATCCAAAGCTCTGAAATAAAGCTGTGAAAACAGATTGATACCTTTAGGTGTCCCTATAAACAAACACCACCCACGCCTATCAGTCAGAGTTGGTCTTAAAATCTCTGACCAGACATTCGGTGCCATATCAGCTACTTCATCTACAACAATCCCATCAAAATAAAGCCCACGGAGGGCATCCGCGTTATCCCCGCCATAGAGTTTAGTCGCAGCTCCGTTGTGTGGAAATTTCACAGTTAGTTCAGATTCATTAAACTCAACCCCGGGGATGCGGGACCCAAATTGTTTGAAATATTGCCACGCAATATCCTTGGCCTGATTACGGAAAGGGGCTATATAAGCATACCTTGGATTCACCTTCTTGCTTCTCGCAGCAGCATCCACCAAAGTATTAACTGCTAATACAGTCTTCCCAAACCTTCTGTGGCACACAAGTACTGAAAACCGCTTTAAGTGCTGATGTATCTCAAACTGTAATTGATGCGGATTATACCCGGTTTCCAGTATTTCAGGTTCTGATTTAAACTGTGTCATAATATATCATCCAATGTCAGAACTGTGGCATCTTCAATGCCCTCTGGATCAACCTTCTTAATCTCAATATCAGGATCATCAGGGGCTCTTGGAACACCAGTATTAATAATAACTGTAGTCCCCTGTCCCACGCCTTTAAGTACCCGTGTCTCAGAGAAATCACACTCAGATTTCCCAAGTAATTCTGATGCTTTAAGTCTGTCTTTCAAATCTGCAGACTCATCATACATAATCGCGGTCCAAAACTCTTTCCTCTCAATCCTGTCTGCAATATCATAACTATCATTCAAAGTATCTCTGACAGACAATGCACTCTGCACCTTCCCATCAGTAAGCCACTTCTGTATCGTGGCCTGAGACACCTTTAATTTCCTGGCTAATTCTGCTGTATTCGACCCATCATAGAGCATAACCAACCGCCGCTGACGATAAGGAAGCACCTGCCCATAGCACAGGTTCCTTCCTTCTTTTTCAAGTTCTTTCAGCAGCTTGTTCGCCATGAATCAAATCCCCAGTTTCTTGCTTATCAGATGAATAGTCAGCCCAAATGTGGTACTGGATAGCGCAGTCACTATGCCCATAACCCACTTCATCTGCAGAGTCAGCCCTGCTACCTTTGATGAAAGCCCCGGATTCTCATCTCGCCCACAAACAATATTCTCTACCTTTTTGAGTGTCTGATTGGCACTTTCACATCGAACTGCCTGGGCTGCTGTATATGCTGTCAGTGTAGTTGTGAGGGTCTGTACAGTATCAGTCAAAGCTTTAACGGCTTCTTCCAATCTGTCAATGGCCTTCGCGTTCTCCGATTCCTGATCAAAAGATGTATCACTATATTTGGGGGGCATAAGGACTCCTAGGTTTCTATCATTGTACAACTCCTACCCCAAGTATAAGGCGGTAACTTTTGTAATGTCAAGCGTTTTCGTCATTTTCGATTTCCAAAAAATTTTAGGAAAGTTATTTTCAGAATTGGTTTTGCGTGGATCTGGAAAATATTCTGGAAAAAGCATGTGCGATTTTCACACATGATCCTATTTCACAAGTTAAAAGGGTCGCATGAGGGCGGAACTTTTTAGGTTGTGATGTGTGGGTATGAGATGGGAGGGAGGGGACGTTCACAATTTTTGGACACCCCGCCCCCTGCGCACAGCAAAAGCTTGTGGGGCCCCCCTCTGCAAAATTGCATAATACACAGCGCTTCTCTCCACAGAGACCTTCTTTACTCCATATGGTATTGAATGGCAGAAGATATGATATGCAGACTGTGGCTGCCGGGGG